CCAAGAGACGAAGTGAAGATTTCGCTGGCACAATATTACAAAACGTCGGTAGAGGCAATTTTTTTTGCGCAATAAGTACACGCAAAGTGAACAAGACGAGTAAACAAAAACATTTGTAGTGACTTACAAATGCTTTTGTTCCGAAATTTGTTTACCAAAACACACTGCAGATTTTTGCCCCGAATGCTTGGCCATTCGGTTGGAACGTTAGTTTTTAAACTGGCACTTCCAGTGCGCGTGCCACCTTTGGCAAAAAACGCACGCAGTCACTCGCGCTTCTATGATGTGCCGCTCACTTTTGCGGTTCCGGTTCCGCACCTGCTTATCGCATTACGCCGACTTCTCGGTTTGGAACGAGCAAGGTCAAAAGTTTGGTCAAAATGACCACCTCCTCGAGCCTTTCACAGGATGTGATGACAGTATAAAACAGCGACCACAAAAAATCAACAACAGAAAGGTGAAGTAAAAACCGTCCGAAAGACTTTGCAGATGGTTTTGCATGAAATTTGTTCGATTGGAGGTGAACCAAATGAACTATTCCAACATCCATTATGTAAATCTGCGGGCAGAAATGGCACGCGGGAATATCGGTATCGGCCAGATGGCGAAAGCGCTGCACATCAGTCGGGACACGATGGCGCGGAAACTGGCGGGCAGATCGCCGCTGCATCTGGACGAGGCGTTCCGGGTGCGCGATCAGTTCTTTCCATCGTGCAGTATCGAAGCACTGTTCCGGGAAGAAAGGGAAGAGCGAGGCGCATAAAACACCTCGCTCAGCTGGTAGATTATTTCGTTTTTTTGCTGGGGCGCTGTGCAAGAGCGCTCGCAGCAGCGATCTTGCTGGCCTTGCCGGTTCGACCGTCACGAAGCACCTTCGACGCCGCGGTCGCGGCTCTGGCGCTTGTCTGCTTGGAATTGCGCAATGTGCTGCCTCCTTTCTTTGGAGAATTGTACGCCGTGCTGGTAACACGGCATACATTAAATATACAACATATTGCGCTAAATATCAAGCAGCATAGCATATTTGGTATACAAAAGGCGGCGAAAACATGTTGAGTATCGACGAGCGGAAAACGCTGGAGCGGCTGTCAGGCTTGGACGAATACCATCCATAAGGCAAAAAACGGTGAAGTTGACAGAGGACATGCTGCCGCATCACGTTGGATTTACCCCTCTGGAATGGATGCAAGCGACGTCCTGCCACAAAGAAGAACCTGATGGAGCTGAGCGGGAAGCGGCACGAGATACTCCCAAAGAGGATCTGCAGACGGCTCACAAGACCAATATTTGATTGCCTGGTCGTACATCGCGGTTAAGAGGCAGCCGCAATAAGTGCCTGTTTCATCTGTTGTGAACGTGATACCGCCGCGCAGGTGCCTGGCGTCAAATCTCTTTAGATTGTCAGGTGCGGAGATCTGGAACACCCTTGCTTGTTCAGCGTGTTCCAAGCCCCATTTTTTGAAATCGGAAATCTGTTCAACTGCAAAAAGCGAAATGAGGCGAGAAGGGTAATGCGGAAAAAGCTGTCGGCGGACGAGTTCCACTGTGAGTTCAATCAACTGCGAAGAGATCCTTCTGTTCGCGACGGCGAGTGAATCAGCGGCGACGAAGAGCTGACCAAGCGGCATGGACTGTATGGCGGTCAGCATGGACGCACGATTTGTGAAGTAGTTCAGGCAATGCTGTGACACGCCGTTTTGGAAATCTAAAAAGAAGCGTGAGGCAGCTATGTCGTGCGGCAAATCCGACAGCGGGTGCAGCGAAAGCTCACCGCTTGTCGGAAAGCAGCCAGAGCGATCCATGTGGTAAAGAATCATGAGCTACACATCCTTTTGTACGCAAAATTTCCACGTTTGCCATTTGCAGTATATCAAAGCAACCCAAAGTTTTCAATATCAGCACACTTTAAAAGGAGAGAGGTACATATGCCGCGAGAAAAAGAAACCTTCCGGCTTGAACTGGAGGAAATCTTGAAGTTCACCGGCGGCCGCCGGGTGCTGACGGTGACAGACGTCAGCAATTATACAGGGCAAAGCCGACGGGTGTGCCGCGAGCGGTACAACGTCAGCGGGAAAGAGGGCATCAGCGCCGTGGCGCTCGCCCAGATGCTGGCCAGATAGGTCAAGAGAAAGGAGAAACCAATGAAAGCAACAGGAATCGTCAGGAGGGTTGATGACCTCGGCCGCATCGTGCTGCCGAAGGAACTGCGCCAGACGAGGGGTATCCGGACGGGAGATCCCATGGAGATCTATATCGACGCGGACAACATCATCCTGCGCAAGTACGCGCCTGGTTGCGCGTTCTGCGGCAGCGTGAACGACATCCGGTACATTCACAGCACGCCGGTGTGCGTCACATGTGCGTACAACATGCAGATGCTGTACCGAACGGCAGAGGGGAGCGACGACGAATGAAGGTATTTGGAGACCCGCGCGCGCGGGCAAAGGCGCGCAGATACATCGTGTGGTGCGCGGAGGACGTGCTGTTCTGCACGGGGTTTTTCGGCGGCATCGCGCTGGCGGGGTGGCTGTTCCATGCAATTTTTTCGTTCTTGGGGGTGGCGTGATGGACCCAATCGAGCAGGTACACGAGCTGCTGCACAGGCCACGCTCGAGCGCAGATTTCTCGCCGGCAGCGCGCTACGCGGTGCAGCGGCTGGCAGATTACGCCGAGCAGGAGCACGAACAGCGCGAGAAAGCGGAAAACAGATTCTGCGGTGAACGGCGCAAGGCGCTGGCGTTCTCAGCCGAAGTTGCGCGGCAGGAACGCACGATCGACGATCTGCGGCAGCAGCTGAGCTTCCTGCAGGAGACACTGCGCGAGGCGGGGGTGTGAGCGATGAACAGACTGGACACCCTGAAGGCCGCTGCCGAATGCGTGTGCGGCAGCCGGGAAGATGACTACGGCAGCCCGGAGGATAACTTCTCCGTGATCGCGGCGCTGTGGACGGCATACACAGGCACGGACATCACGCCGAAGGACGTGGCCATGATGATGGCGCTGCTGAAGATCGCCCGCGCGAAAGCGGGCAGCAAACCGGACACCTACATCGATCTGGCTGGCTACGCCGCGTGTGGGGCGGAAATTTCGGAGCGAGATCCGAAGCGAACCGCCAGCACGTCTGACGCGGACGGAGGCACAGAAGCCGGGAAAACGGCATCCTGCGTGAAGCTGCAGCGAATGGACGGCTACTATCTGGTGGACGTGGACGGGAATCCGCGTCGCTTTACGCTGTGGGAAACCGCGATGCAGTTTATCCGCGATCAAGCAGCGGAAGAAAGGAAGAAGAAAACATGAAGAAAATTAGGTGCTTTTTGAAGCGCCCAGAATCCGACTGGTATTCTACCTGCTGCAGCACATCACTCAGCAATCTGCAGCGAATCGTCGGCGGTTACATCGAGACCGTCACCTTCCCAGACCTCGGGGTCGTTGTAATCTGCAACGAAGAAGGCCGCCTGCTCGGCCTCCCCTACTGCAGCACGATCCGCGGCGTGGACTTCTACGGCCCTGTCGCCGTGTTCCGCCCGGACGGTGAAAACCTCGCGGACGTGCAGTACAAGCTGTGCGAATGGAAGGAAATTGTCACGGACTGAAAAGCGGAAAAGAAGGAGGTAACAATGAGCATCAAAATCAACACCCTGCAGGTCGAGAATGTCAAGCGCGTGAAGGCTGTCGCGCTCGAGCCTTCAGCCAACGGCCTGACCGTGATCGGCGGCAAGAACGGCCAGGGCAAGACGTCTGTGCTGGACGCGATCGCTTGGGCGCTTGGCGGGGATCGCTACCGCCCAAGCAATGCCGAGCGCGAAGGCAGCACCCTGCCGCCGCACATCAAGCTGGAGCTTTCCAACGGTCTGACCGTGGAGCGCAGCGGCAAAAACAGTGCCCTGAAGGTCGTGGACACCACCGGCAAGCGCTCCGGACAGCAGCTGCTCAATGAGTTTGTGGAGCAGCTCGCGATCGATCTGCCGCGCTTCTTGCAGGCATCCAACCGCGAGAAAGCGGACACGCTGCTGCAGGTGATCGGCGTCGGCGACCAGGTTCGCAGCCTCGAGGTTAAGGAGAAAGAGGTCTACAACCGGCGCCACATGATCGGCCAGGAAGCCGACCGCAAGCGAAAGTATGCCGACGAGCTGCCGCACTATCCTGCGGCGCCGAACGAGCCCGTCTCCGCCTCGCAGCTGATCCGCCAGCAGCAGGACATTCTCGCCCGCAACGGCGAGAATCAGCGCAAGCGGATGCGCGCCAACCAAATCGAGCACGAATATGGCAGGACAGCCGCCCACGTTTCACTGCTACGGAGCCAGCTCGCCGACGCTGAGAAGCAGCTCCAGCAGCTGGAGGCGGATCTCGCCATCGCACAGAAGGACGCCCTGGATCTGCAGGACGAGAGCACCGATGAGATCGAGCGCAGCCTGCAGGAGATCGAGCAGATCAACATCCAGGTACGCGCCAACTGCGACCGCGAGAAAGCCGAGCAGGACGCCGCCCACTACGCGCAACAGTACCAGGATCTGACCAAGGAGCTGGAAGAGATCCGGCATGATAAGTATGCGCTACTGGATTCCGCGAAGCTCCCCCTCCCCGGTCTGAGCGTGGAGGACGGTGAGCTCACCTACAACGGCAAGAAATGGGACTGCATGAGCGGTGCTGATCAGCTGATCGCCGCCACGGCCATCGTCCGGGCGATCAATCCGAAATGCGGTTTTGTCCTGCTGGACAAGCTGGAGCAACTCGACGCTGATCAGCTGCACATGTTCGGTGTCTGGCTCCAAAGCCAGCAGCTGCAGGTGATCGCAACGCGCGTAAGCACCGGCCCGGAGTGCAGCATCATCATTGAGGACGGCTTTGTGGCGTCGGAGCAGCCGGCGGCGCAGGGCTGGCAGAAAGGAGTTTTCTAATGTTTAAGATCAGCAGCGGCCGGATGCAGAAGCCGCTGAAAATGGTGATATACGGGCCTGAAGGAATCGGGAAGAGCAGTTTTGCCGCACAAGCCCCCGGTGCGCTGTTCATCGACACCGAAGGCAGTACCGTACATATGGACGTCAGACGTTTGCCGGCGCCGCAGAGCTGGACCATGCTCCTGCAGGAAGTAGACTACGTCCGCCGAACACCTGGCCTCTGTAAAACGCTGGTCATCGATACGGTGGACTGGGCAGAACGCATGGCGCGTGATCACGTGTGCAGCACACACAGCGTCAAAGGCCTCGAAGACTTCGGCTACGGCAAAGGCTATGTGTATCTCTACGAAGCAATTGGCCAGCTGCTCAACCAGCTCACCGAAGTAATCAACTCTGGAATCAATGTGATTCTTACCGCACACGCGAAAATGCGCAAGTTTGAACAGCCGGACGAACTCGGCGCTTATGATCGCTGGGAAATGAAGCTCATGAAAGAAACGCCTGGCATGGTAAAAGAATGGGCGGACATTGTACTTTTCGCGACCTACGAGACCTACATCGTGAAAGAGCCGGGAAAAGAAAAGAGCTCTAAGGGCAAGGCGCAGGGTGGAAAGCGTGTCATGTACACAAGCCACCATCCGTGCTGGGACGCGAAAAACCGGCACGGTCTCCCGGACAAGCTCCCGCTGGATTTCGGGCAAATCGCGCAGCTTTTCATGAGCAGCAATAACGACACGCCTGAACCTACACCTGAGCCCGTGCCGGCAAGCACCAGCAAAGATCCGGAAGCTTCGCCAAATGACGAAGACGTTCCGTTCTATATCAGCGGTGAGCCCGAAGAGCCCGAATCCGGCATACCTTCGGACCTGCAGCAGCTCATGGGCGCCGCTGGCGTAACAGAGCAGCAGATCTCTGATGCAGTCGCAGCTCGCGGGTATTACCCCGCCGGGATGCGTATCCGCGATTATGACCCGGACTTTGTCCAGGGATGCATTATCGGCGCTTGGGACGGTGTCCTGAGCTTAATCAAAAGCCAAAACCGAAAAGACTAAGGAGGATATATCATGGACAACTACAACAACGGTAATCAGGGATTCGAGCTCGACTGGGGCTCCGAAATTGAAAACGACAGCCCGGACTTCATCGTTCTGCCGGAGGGCGAGTATGACTTTACGGTAAAGTGCTTCGAACGCGGCCGCTACAATGGTGGAGATAAAGTCGGCCCGTGCCCGAAGGCAATGCTCACGCTGAGCATTGACACACCGCAGGGCGAGGCGCTTGTCAAAAAGGACCTGTTGCTTCACTCGAAGCTCGAGGGACTGCTGTGCGAGTTCTTCACCTGCATCGGCCAGCGCAAGCACGGTCAGCGCGTAGCCATGAATTGGAACGCTGTCGCCGGCGCACACGGACGCTGCAAAATCGGACACCGCACCTATAACGGTAACCAGTACAACGAGGTCAAGAAGTTTCTCGAGCCGAAGCAGAGTACCGCTTACGCTTCCCCTTCACCCGCTTCTGCGCCTACTACGCCGACCGGTGGCTGGCAAGGCGGGAAGTTCTGACCATGGAACTCAGACCGTATCAGCAGGCTGCGTTGACAGCCGTGCTTGACGAATGGGACAGGGGCGTCGATAAGACGCTCCTCGTTCTACCAACAGGTACCGGAAAAACAATTGTCTTTTCTGCCGTGGCTGAGGAAGCTGTAAAACACGGCGGCCGCGTGCTGATCCTCGCTCACCGCGGCGAGCTGCTTGACCAGGCGGCAGACAAGCTCCGCAAAGCGACTGGGCTGGTATCCGCGCTCGAAAAAGCGGAAAGCAGCTGCCTCGGGTCCTGGTATCGCGTGGCCGTCGGCAGCGTTCAAAGCCTACAGAGGCAATCGCGGCTTGACCGCTTCTCCCCCGACTATTTCAGCACCATCATCATCGACGAGGCACACCACTGCCTCTCTGACAGCTATCAGCGCGTTCTGTCCCACTTCAAATCTGCGCATGTCCTTGGTGTCACAGCTACGCCAGACCGTGGCGATATGCGCAATCTGGGGCAGTATTTTGAAACACTTGCGTATGAATACACTCTCCCGCAAGCGATCCGCGACGGATACCTCACCCCAATCAAAGCGCTGACTGTGCCACTTCGTTTGGACCTCTCCTCTGTCGGCGTTCAAAACGGTGACTTCAAGGCCGGAGACCTCGGTACGGCACTGGACCCGTATCTCGATGCGATCGCGGACGAGATGCTGAAAAACTGCGCCGACAGGAAGACCGCGGTCTTCCTGCCGCTCGTGAAAACTTCGAAAAAGTTCCGGGACATTCTCAACGCCAAAGGCTTCCGCGCTGCGGAGGTCAACGGCGAGAGCGACGACCGTGCGGAGATCCTTCGGGACTTCGAGGCCGGCAAGTATAACGTTCTCTGCAACTCCATGCTACTCACGGAAGGCTGGGATTGCCCGAGCGTAGACTGCGTGATCGTGCTCCGCCCGACAAAAGTCCGAAGCCTTTACAGCCAGATGGTCGGGCGCGGTACGCGCCTTTTCCCCGGAAAAGATCACTTGCTTCTGCTGGACTTTCTGTGGCACACCGAACGCCACGAACTCTGCCACCCTGCTGCGCTTGTCGCAGAATCGCCAGATGTGGCAAAGAAGATGACCGAAAACATCGAAGTAGCCGGCGCTGCCGTAGACATCATGGAAGCGGAAGAGCAAGCAGAATCCGACGCCGTGGCACAGCGTGAGGAAGCATTAGCCAAACAGCTTGAAGAGATGAAGCGCCGGAAGCGCAAGCTCGTTGACCCACTGCAGTTTGAAATGTCGATTCAAGCGGAAGACCTGACCGGCTACGTCCCCTCCTTTGGATGGGAAATGGGTCCTGCGACAGATAAGCAGCGCTCGGCTTTAGAAAAGCTCGGCATTTTCCCGGACCAGATCGACAACGCCGGCAAGGCCACTATGCTGCTCGACCGACTGGATAAGCGCCGGAGTGCTGGCCTCACGACGCCAAAACAGATTCGTTTTCTTGAAGGCAGAGGCTTTCAGCACGTCGGGCAATGGCAGTTTGATGACGCCAGACGTATGATTGACAGAATCGCCGGGAACGGCTGGCGAATCCCGCATGACATTTCACCGGCGACATATGTTCCGCCGAAGCAGGAGGTGTTCACGGCATGGCCGAGCGCGATCTGAATTTACTGGAATTATTGGAATACGTCCCGGTCGCGGATCTCTCCTATCAGGAGTGGGTCAATGTCGGCATGGCATTGAAGCACGAAGGATACACCGCCGCGGACTGGGAAGCATGGAGCCGGAACGACAGCCGCTACCATCATGGCGAGTGCTTCCGAAAGTGGGACAGCTTCCAGGGCTCGCCTGTGCCAGTCACAGGCGGAACGCTCGTTCAGATGGCTAAAGAGCGAGGCTGGCTGCCTCACTCGATGGGCGGCGCTGACGATTTCGAGCTAGATTGGAACAGCACCATCGGCGCTCGCGAGGGCGTTGTTGTGCCGGACACCGCATGGCTCGAAGGCCGCGAAGTAAAAGAACCAGACACCTGGAATCCTGTTGACCACATCATTCGATACCTGGAAACGCTCTTTGAGGCTGGCGAAAACGTCGGCTATGTCACGCAGACGTGGGAAAAAGACGGAAAATTCCTGCCGACGAAGGGCAACTACGATCGCACGGCCGGCCAGTTGATCGAGGAACTTTCAAAATGCGGCGGGGATGTCGGTGCTGTGCTCGGCGACTACAATCCAGCTGCCGGTGCCTGGATTCGGTTCAACCCATTGGACGGCAAAGGCGTCAAAAACGAAAATGTCACAGACTTCCGGTATGCCCTCGTGGAATCCGACAGCATGGAGCTGGAAAAACAGAACGCCATCATCCGCGAGCTGGAGCTCCCTGTTGCCTGCCTGGTGTTCTCCGGTGGAAAATCCGTTCACGCAATCGTGAAGATTGAAGCGGCGACGTACGAAGAATATCGGAGGCGCGTAGATTATCTCTATACTATCCTGAAGAAAAACGGCTTTGACTGCGACACGCAAAACAAAAACCCGTCACGTCTTAGCCGGATGCCTGGCGTTCTACGCGGAGATCACAAGCAGTTCCTCATGGACACCAACATCGGTAAAGAGAGCTTCCAGGAGTGGCGTGATTGGATCGAAAGTATCAACGACGATCTGCCGGACCCCGACAGTCTGGCAGCCGTATGGGATGATATGCCGGAGCTGTCCCCGCCTCTGATTGACGGTATTCTCCGGCAAGGCCACAAGATGCTCCTCGTCGGACCGTCGAAGGCCGGCAAGAGCATCGCGCTGATCGAACTCTGCTGCGCTATCGCCGAAGGCCGGGAATGGCTCGGCTGGAAATGCGCCCAGGGCCGCGTGCTGTATGTCAATCTGGAGCTGGATCGAGCGAGCTGCTTGCATCGCTTCCGGGACATTTACACCGCGCTCGGATGGCGTCCTGATCATCTGGACAGCATCGACATCTGGAATCTCCGCGGCAAATCAATCCCTATGGATAAGCTCGCACCGAAGCTGATCCGCCGCGCTTCAAAGAAAAACTACATTGCTATCATCATCGACCCAATCTACAAGATCATCACCGGCGACGAGAACAGTGCCGATCAGATGGCTGCATTCTGCAATCAGTTTGACCGTGTGGCCACGGAGCTGGACGCCGCGGTGATTTACTGCCATCACCATTCAAAGGGCTCACAGGGCGGAAAACGCAGCATGGACCGCGCTTCCGGCTCTGGTGTGTTCGCTCGAGACCCTGACGCGCTAATCGACATGATCGAGCTGGATCTCACGGAGGCTGTTGAGAAGCAGGAGAAAAACAAAGAGGTATGCGCCGCGCTTACAGAGCTGCTGAAAAACAACGTGCAAGGCTGGCAAGAGCTTGTCAGCCAAGACGACGCACTCAGCCGCTCCCGCATGGAGGATATCTGCAGCGCCAGGATCGCCGACAGCGGCCTTCTGGAGCGCACGATTGCCGCCGCCGAGCGGAAGGCTGCCTCGCGGTCTGCGTGGCGTCTGGAGGGCACGATGCGCGAATTTCCGTCATTCCATCCTGTCAACGTGTGGTTTGACTATCCGCGTCACCTGCCGGACGAAACCGGCATCCTGAAAGACCTGACGTCTGACGCCGGCAGCACTGCAAAGGGCTCACCGTACAAGCGGAACCTTGTCAGGAAAAAGAGCGCCGAGGAAAGAAAAGCGGAGCGATCTGGAGCTCTGGAATTCGCTTTTGGCGCTTGTAACACTGGCGACGGTGTCACGCTCTCAGACCTGTCTGAGTATCTCGGGATCACCGAGAAAAGCGTCCGAAGCAGGGTCAAAGAGCATACTGATTTTTACATCAAAGACGGCAAAGTCTGCCGCCGGTAGGGAAGGAAAAAAACGATAAAATTTCACTTCCTTCCTTGTTTCCCTCTGAGGGAAAAAAACGATAATTTATCGATATTTTCCCTCAAAACTGATAGGGAAGAAAAAAACGATTGTTTATCGATATTTTCCCTCAGGGAAAAAAGCTACTTCCCTACGGGAAGTAATACGGGAAAGTTCCCTGACGGTCACGGGGGAAAGGAAGGCGGGCGGTAAGCTCACGCCCGCCGTCCTCCCTTCCCCTGTCCGTGACTGGAGGCGGAGCGCACATGAAAGGATGAAAAAATGATCAAATTCTTCGCACCCATGAAATTGCCGACGATCACTGCGCAGGAGCAGAAAATCGGCATTGCAAAAAATGGCAAACCGTATAAGTACGATCCGTCGGAGCTGAAAGCGGCACGCACGCTGTTTCGCGACCATCTTGCGAAGTTCGCGCCTCAGACGCCGTTTACTGGTCCTATAAGGCTTGAAACGATCTGGTGCTATCCGTGTACCCACGCGCATCCAAGACCGGAATGGAAAACGACCAAGCCGGATACAGACAATCTTGTGAAGATGCTCAAGGACGTCATGACGCAGCTCGGGTACTGGAACGACGACGCGCAGGTAACGCTGGAGATCATCCAGAAGATTTGGGACACGCAATCCGGCCTGTACGTGGAAGTGGAGGAACTTACGTGAACGACCGGGCAGACTGGCTGGAAGACCTCGCGGTCCACAACGCAGCAATGCCGGATGGCCTCAGCACATCCGAGCAGCTGCTTTTCCTAAAGTTCAGGCTGCTGTATCAGACGGCGGCTACCGGAAGTATTACGTCCGAACAGGGACGGCGCGAGAAAATGGCGATCTTGGACAGATACCAGCAGGATTGCTTCAGCGAAAAATGCTGGCGTCATACGCTGAGGATGTGGAAAAACATCGAGGCTGCCGGCCGCGCGTACGCGCTTGATCGGACGGTCGAGAACGCAGACGGTTTCTACGAAGCTGTCTACGAAGTAAAACCGAAAGGGGTGAAATAGTTGGACTGGAAACGAGAAGCAGCCGATGAGCTGCGCAACTACCAGAACCGGAAGCTTGCGATTACAAACATCAGCGAGCAAATCAAGGATCTGGCGATGGAGATCACGAGCATCCGCAGCGCCTCGGCGGATGGCAGTCCGGTCACCGGCGGCTCAAACGGCCGGGACGATGCGCTCGTCAACAACATCCTGAAGCGAGAGAGACTGGAAGAGGCGCAGCGCTTGACAGAGAACCGCGTTCGGCGTGTGGACCGTGCCTTGAATCAGCTCTCCGAGCAGGACCGCTGTGTGCTGCAGCGCTTTTATATCACGCCGTATATTGGCGGTGTCGAGCGGCTGTGCCGCGAGCTCGCCATCGAGAAGCCAACGGTGTACCGCTGGAAAGACCGGGCGCTTCGGAATTTCACAATCATCATGTACGGCATCACAGAGAGCTGACAAAAAGATGAGAAAAAAATGAGACGATTTTTCTTGGATCTGTGGTAAAGTGATATTGCGGAATTGCGCGGGGGCAGGTTCCGCAATCATGAAATACCTCTCTTCTTTTCTCCTTTCTCCTTTGATTTTGAGCTCTCACGAAGCACCGGCCCGGTTTCGGGTTCGGTGCTTTGTGCATTCTGGTGATGTGTATGAATATGCGTTTTATGGCTTACAAGCTGCAGTCCGCGTTGAGCCAGCGGGGTGAACACTACAAAATCAATCAGCTGCAATCGTATTCCGTGCGGCACGATCGTATGGTCACGAAGTATGTGGTCGAAAAGGCCGTGCCAGGCCAACCGCGCGGTGAACGTGTGTTGGAAACTTACAGCATGGCCGAAGTCGTAAAAACGCTGGCCAAAATCTACAGCGGGTGATTCCATGAAGCTTACGCCGAAGCAGAAGGCTTTCGCGGATTACTACATCGAACTGGGCAATGCAACCGAAGCTGCACGGAGGGCTGGTTACTCGAAGAAGACGGCCGGGGCAATCGGAACAGAAAACCTAGGCAAACCAGCAATCAGGGGCTATATAGCACAGCGCCAGGCGGAAATCGAATCCGACCGCACCGCATCCATGAAAGAAATTCTTGAATTGCGTACAGCGATTATGCGCGGTGAAGAAAAAGACCAGTTCGGCATGGAAACCTCTATCGCTGACCGTCTACGCGCAGCCGGCGACCTTGAGAAGTCGCTGCGCATCAAGGAAGAGCAGGAAACAAGGGCGGCGGCGCGTGCATCCGTACATTATGAGCTGCCGGCGCGCGTCATCGGCCGAGCGTTTGTCGACATCAACCGACGCATCCAGCCGAACATAACGTATGTCTTTGAAGGCGGCCGCGGTGGTCTGAAATCGTCGTATATATCCCTAAAAATCGTCGAGCTGCTGAAAAACAACCCGACGATGCATGCCTGTATCATCCGCAAGATGGGCAACACCCTGAAAGATAGCGTGTATGCCCAGATGAAATGGGCGATCAATGAATTGGGGCTTTACGACGAATTCAACTGCAAACTGTCACCGCTGGAAATCGTGCTGAAAGAAACCGGCCAGACGATCTATTTTCGCGGCTGTGACGACCCGCTGAAGCTGAAATCCATCAAGCCGCCGTTTGGGTATATCGGCATCCTGTGGAAGGAAGAAAAAGACCAGCTTTGCGGGCCGGAAGAAGAACGTTCTATCAACCAATCCGTACTGCGCGGCGGCGCGGATTCCTATGATTTTTCGTCATACAACCCGCCGAAAAGTAAATCCAGCTGGGTCAACAAGGAGCGGCTTGTCCCGGATCCGGGGCGCGTTTTTCATCATTCCAGCTACACGGAAGCACCGCCGGAATGGCTGGGCGCAAAGTTTATCGCCGACGCGGAGCACCTGAAAGAGGTCAACCCGGCGGCATATGAACATGAATACGAGGGCGTAGCCAACGGCGACGGCGGCAGCGTCTTTGACTATCTGGAACAGCGGGAGATCACAGACGAAGAGATTTCACATTTCGACCGCATCTTCCAGGGCGAGGACTGGGGCTGGTATCCCGATCCGTACTGCTTCATCCGTTGCTACTACGACAGCGACCGCGAGGCGGTGTATATCTTCGCAGAACACTACGTCAACAAGGAATCAAACGAACAGACGGCGCGTTGGATCATCGAACACGGCTATGACGATTACACCATCACGGCGGATTCGGCCGAACCGAAAAGCGTCAACGATCACCGCGAAATGGGCCTGCCGGTCACCGGAGCCGTCAAAGGCCCAGGGTCGATCGAACACGGCATGAAGTGGCTGCAGCGTCGGCGCATCATCATCGACCCGGTGCGCTGCCCGAATGCGGCAAAGGAATTTTCGGAGTATGAATACGAGCGGGACCGGGACGGCAACGTCGTCACCGGATACCCGGACGTGAATAACCATAGCATCGACGCCACGCGGTACGCACTGGAACCGCTGACGATGCGCAGGGGGGCAAGTGCATGACTGTAAATATTTTGGGGACGGAATATGAAATCATTGAAGCCACGGCGGCCGAAGATGCAATGCTTGAAAAATGCGATGGTTACTGCGACAAAACGGTAAAGACCATTGTTATTTCAAAAAAGGCCAAAGACTGCGACCTGAAAGACTTTAGCGTCTATCAGAAAAAAGTTATGCGTCATGAGATCATTCATGCATTTCTGTTTGAAAGCGGGCTGTCCGAAAACTTTACGCATCCGGAATACGGCCATGACGAAACATACGTGGACTGGATTGCTTCGCAGTTTCCGAAAATGTGCGAAGTGTTCAAGGAGGTTGGCTGCCTGTGAAAATCAATATCCCG